AAATATTTTTTTTCCTGCCAAAGTTTCATTATTATTAAAATTTTCCGTTATAAATCCTATATCACATCTTTCCCTCAGAAGTTCTTCTTCTATAACAAAACTGCTTTCCCTGCTATTCAGTTCAACCGAAACATTTGGATAGTGCTTTTTCAGATGATAAACGACGCACGGAAGGGAATAATTACATATTGTAGACACGGCTGATATTCTTATTTTCACTACATTGTTCTTTGCGTCCTCTATTTCTCCCTTCATTTCCTCCAGACATTCCTCAAACATTGTAAAATATTTATATACTATTTTTCCTTCTTTTGTAAGTTCAATGCCTTTGTTGCTTCGTGTAAACAGCTTTGCATTGAATTCTTTTTCCAATTTCTTCAGTTGCTGAGATAACGCCGGCTGGGAAATGAATAATTCGTTTGCAGCCTTTGAAATACTGCCTGTTTCAACTACTTTTAAAAACAAATTATAAACATCATTTATCATAGTTAACTCCCTTTCGTATACTTTATTTGTGATTAAAATTTTAATTGAAAAATTTCATTATTTTTAGTCTATATGATTAATTATTTATATTATAAACCAAAAATATTTTTTTTACAATATTTGAATTTTTTCATAATTTCTCTGATTATATTTGACAAATCATATATAATATATTATTATTTATCTATCAATATTTACAATAAATGAGGAGGCTTTAATGAGAAGTTTATCAGGTATTCAGCCTAGCGGTATCCTGCATATAGGAAATTATTTTGGAGCAATAAAACAGTTTGTGGAACTTCAGGATCAGTATGAAGGTTTCTACTTTCTTGCCAATTATCATGCTCTTACATCTTCTCCTAATGGTGAAAATTTAAAACAAAATACAATAGAAGTTATTTTAGACTATCTTGCACTGGGTCTTGATCCGGAAAAATCCACATTGTTCCTACAGTCAGACGTTCCTGAACATACAGAACTGGCATGGATTTTAGCAAATGTTACCCCAATGGGACTGATTGAAAGGGCTCATTCATATAAAGACAAAGTTGCAAAAGGAATCAAGCCTAATATGGGATTATTCACATATCCTATACTGATGGCTGCAGACATACTTATGTATGATCCTGATATAGTCCCTGTCGGAAAGGATCAGAAGCAGCATGTTGAGATTACAAGGGATATTGCAATAAAATTTAACGAAACATATGGAAAGGAAGTCTTCAAGCTTCCAAAGGAAAAAATTGTGGAAAGCGTTGCCGTAGTTCCTGGGACTGATGGGGATAAAATGAGTAAGTCATATGGAAATGTTATAAATATGTTCTTTTCTAAAAAAGAACTTAAAAAACAGATTATGAGCATCGTCACTGATTCTACTCCTCTTGAAGAGCCTAAGAATCCTGACAATAATATTACAAAACTGTATTCTCTTTTTGCTACTGAGGCTGAAACTGAAGAACTGAAACAGAAATTCCTGGCTGGAAACTTTGGTTACGGGCATGCAAAAACTGAGTTACTGGATAAATTTATGGATTATTTTGCTCCATTCAGGGAAAAACGTGAAGAACTTGTAAACAATATGGACTATGTTTATGAAATCCTACGGAAAGGTGCTGAAAAAGCCCGTTCAATCGCCACTGCAAAAATGAATGAAGTCAGAAGTGTAGTAGGGTTACTGGATAAGAATTATTAGGATTTGGTTAAGAATGGAAATAACAGCTCTTAAACTTTGAATAGGCTATTCTTTGTTTTAGAGCTGTTTTTTATTGTTTTTCAATAACTAATTTAAAATATAGATTTAAATTTATTTCATTATTAACTTTTTATTTTCACTCCTAAATTGCAATATTAATTGCAACATTTTATTTCACCTTTCCTATTTCTGCTTCTATCACAATATGAGTTCTACTTAATTCAATTTTTTTAAAAGTTATTTCATTTCCTCTTGCCAATACTATTTCACTTTCATCAATATTCTGAGTCTCAAAACCTTTTGTTTCCTCATTTACAATATACACTTTGCTACTATTAATACTATAATCATGCAAATTCAAGAGGACATTTTTCTATAATTTACATTACAGGAAATAGGGAGTACTTAAAGTACTGAAAATACTGCGTTTCTGTTTACCTCTTGTGTGTTAATCGTACATTATAGATTTGTGTGTATTTGATTTTATATGACAGATGTGTGTGATATACTTACAAAAAAAACAGGGCTTTTAAAGGCCCTGTTTTGATTTATATCTTTTTTTAATTTTATAGGCGAAATATTAATTGATAATTTCTACTATCGCACAGTAGCACCATTGGTTATCTTCGTAACCCCCCATGCCCAAAGCATCAGGTTCACGGTATCTCCAAGCTTTTTTTACTCTTACAAATACTTCTTTGTTTGTTAACTTATCGAAGTATTTGAATTCTTGCCCAACTGTGTAAGGTTCGTCGAAGTCATATAATTGTCTTTCGTTGTTATTCTCTTCTGCTAACAATTCCAGACCTTTTAACTCTGATTTTATTTTTTCAATATAATCAAAGTCATTATTTTTAGATAATCTTTCAATTTCTTTCAAATTATCATTTATAACATCAATTCCGTTTTGGTATTTTTTCCCTTCAACGCTATATTTTTTGACATAATACAGCATTGTATCAATGCCTTTTTTCTTGCTTTCAATTTCTTTTAAAGTTGCTTTTTCTTTAGCTTCTCTTGATATTTTCTCTAAATCAACTGGATGTAAAATTACTTCTGTGTAGTTCATATAACTGTTATTTTTAAACTCAACATTTACATTGAGTTCAATAACTTTATCTAAATTTCCCTTTGCCATTTCTTTTGTAAAGTTGTCATTCATAACAATCTTTACTTTTTTTCCGTTGAAAGCTATGTCTACAGCTTCAACATATTTTCTTCCAACTTTTTTTATTTCCAGTTTTTTTGATTTTTCTAGTTTCATTTTAATCACTCCTTGAATTTTTTTAAGGATTGTGATAAAATAAATTGAGTGTTTAGCGATACTCTGAGTAGTTCATCTTGGCGGGTGGCTACTCTTTTTTTTATTCTATCTTCCTCTATCTTAATAATATTATACTACATTTTTATATAAATGTCAATACCTTTTTTATAAAAATGTATTATTTTTTTAGTTTTTTTATTAGAGCGTCGGTCCTGTTACCGCCGACTTCATCCAGCACTCTGTATATAAGCTCTTTTTCTTCTTGAGTCACTCTGAAGCTTATATTTTTATCCCTTTCTCTTCCTGTTGCTTTTCTGCCCACCTTCCAGGCAGGTGTTTCTCCTCTCTTTACACCTCTCGGCTTTACCTTTTCCATATACCCACCTCCCATGTTACTTCCATCTTGATACTATTATACTATATATTTATAAAAAAGTCAATACCTTTTTTATAAAACAAATATAAAATTTTTTACCAATAAAAAAAGAGTGGCCACTACTGGCCACCCTTAGTCATTTTACTGTCACAGTAATACAGCAGTCCGATTGAGATTGCTGTTGTGATAATTACTATTATCAGATTTTCCGTCAGCATTGTATCCCTTAGTGATCTAACTACTTCTGCAGGAGGTCCCCCTCCTTCATTTGCAATTCTTAACATATTCCGCATAAACTGGTATTCCCTTATCTTTATAAGTGCTATATTTTCAATCAGGAAAAATAGGATAATCCGGATTATGTATTTGTTCGCGTAGTTTATTTTAGTACTTTTCTGTGCATGTTTGTGCTCCCTTCCCGGGAACATTTTTTCCCATAAAGTTTTTTTAGTCACCATCTTTATCACCATCATTCCGCGGAGGGAAGTATCTGTCGATGAGCCTGTCTAATATGGTAGGCATTTTGACAATGGCCAACTCGGACAACGGTTCTATAAGAAATCCGATGCCGAAAATGATGAACATTATGGCGACGTCAAGCTTTAAGATTTTTGGGAACATGACCATAAGAAAAATATAGAGGGCATCCGCCAATGCCCCGTTCAAAAGCCGTACCCAGAACGGCTTGATATCAATTTTATTATTTGCCCGGAATGTGATGTTGCCTAGAAATCCGAGCAGTACGCCGTATGAGATCATAACTACCTCCTTCGCCGTTTCCGTATCCAAACCAAAAAACATAAAATAACTCCTTTCTTCTGTCGGTTATAGTGCGGCAGGATTTTCCTTTTTTTCAATATTAAATATATTTTGCAGTACTACTCTTAAATCACAGTTTTTCTTAGCCTCTTCCAGTGCTATTGTTAATGCGTCCTCTCCAATTTCCTCAATAAAGTTCGGAATAAATGGCCTGTCTATTGACTTTTCTTTTTCCAGCAACTCTTCCAGCTTGTCCCAGAAACCGTTGTAAACCTCCTGAAATTTTTCTATCCCTGCTTTCCCTTTACTCAGTATTTCAGTTCTGTAAATCAGTGTTTTTGCCAGTTCTATAATTTTTCCCGTAATGTAAATTTTTGCTGCTATTCTGTCCATTAAAATCACTCCTTAAAATTATTTTTTATACAAGTTCATAGTGCGGTGTATCATACAGAGTTTTCCAGTCTCCGCCCCACACTATTTCCAGTCCCATTTCCTTTGCCACGGCCTTGACATGTCTTGAAATTTCAACAAGTTTTTTGTTGTCAAACATTTCTGCGTCAGTAGTATATTTTACATAGTTACCGTTCCCGTCATAATGCCCGCAAACAGCTATGTCTACTGCATGGCCATACCCATCAGCTTTCGCCTGATGGTTAGATTTTCTACTATATCCATCAAGTTTTGTAACGATTTTACCAGGCCTTGTACGCCCCTGCTGATATAGTTCATTTTGATACTCAGCCGTTCTTAGCCCCTGTATGATTTTAAAGTCATACGGGCTGTCGCTTATTGCCTTTTTCATAAGCTCAATTAACTTCGGATGTACCCCTTTCATTTTCTCAATACTTGCTTCTGAGAGCACGTATTTTTTCTTTGGATTGGCATCACCACCTATATTCTCAGTAGTCAATATGATTTCACCTCCTTCCACCCTGAATCCTGTGACTTTTAACTCCCTTCCTTCATGCAGAAACTCTGTCCCTACGAGATTTCCTATGTTCATTTTTACATCACTTTCCTTCCTATCAGTTCCATTTCTTTTAAATATCTATATAATTTTGACGGATTAAATTGGTAACCTACCCTGTCTTTTAACGATTTTAGCCTATATGTCAAGGTAAATTGTAAAGCATAATCTATTGCGTTCAGGCAGAATTCAGAACAGAAATATCTGTCATCATTCTGCACTTTACTAGCGTAGAAAAACTGTCCTAATATGCCCAAGTAGTCATACCCTTTACCTTGTGCCGTGTTATAAAACTCTACAATATCCTCAGCTCTGACACTGCTGTCCATTTCAAAAATTTCAAAGTTTTTTTGATTGTTAAATTTTTTAGTCCTAACTCCGCCCGGGTTTGAAAGAAAAACTTGATTATTATAAATAAACTCACAATGAGAATATTGTCCGAAAGTCCACGCGGAAATTAAAAACCCCACTACACCGCGGGGTCTGTGAAAGCTTATATACAGCTTGTCTTTTTCGAGTTGCATAAATACCTCCTTTATTCGTGAGATTAATCGTGTTAAAATCTCACGATTAATCTACATATTTTTATAAGCTTTTTCGTATCTGTCTTTAGCGTCATATTCTTTAAGCTCTTTATCTGTTAAATTTTCCAGATTATGCGATAGTAATGTCTCTGTAGCCATCGCCTTAGTTGTATGTGCCTGCATTATATTTGCCATTCTCAGCATGTCCTGTAAGGTCAGATTGACGTATTTTTCACTGTTATCTTTCGTATAAAATTTCCAGTTTTCGAATTCCGTCTTTTTCATCGCCTGACACATGACAACAATTCTAGTCAGGTTAGACTGGTCTATGCTCCTGTTGTTCTGCAAGTATTTCACACCGTTTACCTCGAACTCAAACGGAGCTACGTCATATTCCAGTCTTAACTCATAGAGTTCCTTTTTTATCTGTTCTATCCGTTTTTCTCTGTTTAATTTAATAGTATTATTTTCGATGTATTCAAATTCAGATAACTTAACTGTTTTAATTTTATTATTTTCTACAAGTTCATTGTCTGCAAGTGTGTATTTTCCGACAGCATATAGTTCTTCTTTTGACATTTCCCGCATGTTTCCGGATATTAAAATAGGATTTTGATACTCTATATCAGAGCAGATATGTCTCGTTTTATCCCAGTTGGGGTAAAATAAAACAGGATTATTTTTAAAATCTTCAAAGCTTGTCGCAACAGGATGTGCGACTACTTGTAAGGTATTTTTATCATATATATTTACTATCATTTTTACCTCCTTATTTTTTTTTATTGATTAATTGTGTATAAATTGGAAAATTTATACAAAGTGCAACAGACAAAGTTGTATGTCCATGCAGAAGCAATAGGACAAGGGAGAACTACATGTAACATTGTCCAAAAATGTGGCAACATAGTAACTATTATTTTCGACAGTGGTAACGCTTTGAGAAATATCAATGATAACACTGTAATTTTCCAAGTACCTGATGGATTCAAGCCAAAAAATTTTCTTTCAGTTAATGCTTCACAATATAACACTTCAAACGGAACCGTTTATATTGAAGCTAGCGGAATTGGAAAATGGAAAGGGGCAACGGTCAATTCTGCAAGTATAATATTTACAGTTAGCTATATTGTAGATTAGACTGTCTACTTAGCTAAATACACAACATTAAAATACAATGCCCCCTTGATACTTTGATGTCCTCTGTAAATAACACGACCATCAGTTTCAAGCTGTACACCAGCATTTTCAGTTGTCCCAAGTTGTCCGAGTGGGGCGACAGTATAATGCAAAGGTCTAAATTTTTCGGGCAGATTAAAAAGCACTGTACCTGCAGTTACACCTTTCCAAGCGTCATTGCTATCCATTGACAATATGCACAAACGACCGATCTTAAATACTTTGGCTTGAGTAAGATGTCCGAAAATCACATGTGTTTCGATTGTGTATAAATTTTCCAATTTCTTTGCATTTTGATAGTCTGAAATCGGAATAAATTTCGACCCCTCGAAATAAGTCAGATTATTTTCAACAGTTGGGACAACCATCTGCTTATTTGCTTTATCATAGTATGCTATCCCTACTTTTTTAGTTCCTGCATCCTGCAATAGTCCACCATATCCATCTGTACCCATCCAGTTCATTTTTTCTTCGTGTTTTATGTAATCCTGCAGAGTTGACAGTGTAACCAAAGTGGATGGGTTAATCTGCATTGTCGCTCCATTTGAATTGTTTATTTCAGTTATTAAATCTATTTCGACCGTGGCCAGATTAATCCCGTTTGTCGCTGGCATCGTGTCAGCCTCTGCCGCTCTTGTCACACTGTACAGTATCTCATTTCCCGAATCTATTTTTCCGTACAGCCCTATAGTTTCAATTTTATATGCACTGTTAACGGATGCATTTGTAAATATCGCATTCAGTCTTACTTTAGTGCCTTCCTGGCTTACTCTCGACAGATTGACTGTCTGCTTTATTTCATCGACATTTATGAGTTTTGACACATCAGTAGTATCATTGTAAACCTTACTTGATGTAACCATTCGAGTAAATGTAATCTGCTTGTTGTTTCCGAGTGCACTTGCTATCAAAGCCCTTCCGTTATCTGTTATGGTTGTGTCTTTAAAAATTGCCATTTTTTTAACCTCCTATCACATATTTTTTACCATGCATAAATCCTGATGTTGCAAATATCTTAAATACTGCATCAGGTAGTTTTGCACTTATTTCGTATTTCATATAATTTATTACCCCGTTCGTTATATATATCCTGTTTTCAGTTTTCGGTGTAAGTATATTAATACTGTTAAATCCTAAATTTGCAGGCAATATTGTTTTGAGCATGTTGTTCAGTTCGTCATATTTTTTCGCATCGTCAAACTTAGTAGTGATTCCAAGTTCATATGCGTTAAAATTTGGTCTCAGCTCATAGTTCCCTGTTCCGCACAACTGATCCATTCTGTTCACAAGTACACGCCAAGTGTATGGTATCTGGTCGTTCCAATAAGTTAAAACCCTAAAAATTCTGATTTCCAGCGTATCATTTTCATACCTGTGCAGTCCCAGCATCTCCTCAAACTTGCTTATTCCGTCTTCGTCACAGTACTGTATAAACTGATTATTAAACACCTTTCTAAGCAGTTCCCACAGCAACTTGAGTTCAGGCTCTTCACTTTCCATTATCCGCCTAATCTCCCTGTACTCCTGCATAAATTGAGGGAGGTACGACAACAGGTTGACGTTAATATTTTCTAAAATCGTCATACTGTGATACCTCCCCATACAGGAATCTGATACTCTGTCAATTGTAAGTTGTTAGGACTCCCGTTAATTGTTGTGTTCTGAATGTCCAAAATCCCATTTATGTCTAGTATTTTTGCTTCTATACGTGACACCCTTACAACCAAATTATTACTCACTTTTTCATTTTTCAATGCCCATGTTTTTCTCAGTTCAAGCAAGTAGTTCTTTACCACTTCCTCGACCTTCAGTTTTACAAGTGCCCATGAAAAATTAGGCTCAAACGTGATACTTGTATTAATGTTAATTGCAACATTGCTTGTACCCTGTACTGTAACAATATGGCCTATTGGGGCAACCCCGAGACCTCTTGCATCTTTTGTCGGATCCATTGTATCCTGTACTTTTTTAATCAGAGTAGGGCTTGCCTGATTAAAATCACTGTCAAGTATGGTTAATAAAACAGTTCCGCCACCATTCCAAACCGGTGTCACTTTGACAGCTCCCACACCCTCTATTTCGTGCACTTTAAGTTTATAGTCAGATATGTTCCCTCCATATGCCTTCATGTTAAAACTGTCAAAGTACCGTTGCCGTAACTTTTCTGTCTCCTCTTCGTCCTGTCCGGGAATTAAAAGTTCCGTTATTTCAGCTCTACCTAATCCATTAATATAGTCAATCGGAATTAGGTTTCCTGTTTTCCTTCCTCCGTCCCTTCCAGGATTTTCACATTCAACTTGATATTCGTATAATCCAGTTCCTGTGTTATGTTGTATAAATTTTGTGACTGTATAGTTCAGCTCGTCCAAATTAAATCTGCTACCCAGTGGTATTTCTATGTCAAAAACACCTTTCAATACCGCTTTACTTGCCTTGTAAGGTGTTATCCCTCTTTCACTTGCCCTTCTTATCAGATTTGGCCTGCTGGCCGTGTCTCCGAATGTTTCCTGCAATATTATAGATAATGCAAAATACATGTCCTCCAGTTCTTTTGCGGCAGGGGCAAGGGCATCCCACATGACTGAGCCTTCCCTTTTATCCATGCTGTTCGGAACTCTTGCAAGCATCCGTTCCATTATTTTTTCATAAGTCATTACTTCAAACATTAAGCTATCTGCACCTCCTTTTCCAGTTCCAGATTTCCAAAAATTGTGACTGCCTTAAATTTGACGTGCACCGTTCCTCTTCTTAATGTCTCAAATTCAAAATCTGTCACGTCAAGTATTCTAGTATCCTGTTCCAATGCCTCTTTTACCCTTCTTTCAATTTCAGGGATACAGTAGCTTACAGGCATTCCGAACAGGTCTTCAAGCTCTATCCCATAATTCCACGAGTAGATTATATGTTTATATCTCTCTGTCCTTATTATCTTATATATGGCCTGTTCCATTGCTTTCAGCTCATCCGTATAGTCTTCTATGACATTTCCTGATAAATCCATTTTATAAGTTTTTGTGGGTCGTTCTATTATCCTGATGTCTGAAGTCAGTCCGTCGTTACGAGGTATCATTACAACCACTCTCCTTCCGTATGAGGGTCTTTATACCTATCCAGCACAATGTAAGTCTGTCCGCCCTGTACTTTTAAAAGCACGATGTCCTCACCGACCTTCAGTCCGTTATGGACAGTTATCCGTTTTCTGCCCTTATATTCGTGCTTATGACTTTTAATATCTGTCAGAGCACCTTCTACAAGCTCAAAATCTTCTGTTTCATGACTAACCGAGATGTCAACATCATAGTCCCTGACAAGATGAGTGAGAATAAGATCGTCCTCTTCCAGTATCAGCTTCTGGTCTACTCTGACACTGATAGGATTCACAGATTCTACTGTGCCTTTTCTGTGCTCGAACGGTTCTCCCGCATCATTCGTTGTTTTCGACAGTTCTTTCAACAGTTGTACCAGTTCCGCCATTCTTATCACTCTCCTTTATTCCCATCTGTCCTATAAAATCAATAGACATCACATGTTTCTGATGTTCAAATTTATGCTTAATTTTATCCACTATCATATAGTTCTGCACTACTATATCCCCGACATTAAGTTTTATGAGCATACTTGAGCCACCTCTGACCCTTATGTCGCCGAAGACATTTTCCATCGCGAAAGTTCTTTTTTTGTGATTATACAGTTTTAAAAGACTTTCCACTTTTTCCTTTATTTTCGCCTCAGTCATTTTCTCGTCCACATTTTCAAAGTACTGTAAAATACCCCATGATTTTATGTTAAAAGGGTCTTTCACCATGTATATTTCCCTTGTTTTCGCCTCCTTATTGACCCTTAAGAGCTTTATCTGATTATACGTCTTGTCATCTATACTTGTGCTGTATTTATAATCAGTTGCACTCTTGTCGTCAAGAATGAGATCAAGTATCCTCATTTTCTCGTCTTCCTTAAGTGTAAGCTTTCCATAATCATCATAAAAAATGAACTGTTTCTTCGTGTTATATAGAGTTTCGGTAAGTGCATACAGTATCATGTCAAATAAAGTCTTGTTGTCTTCTATCCTCTTTTCAATCTTAAATCCTGAGTCTTCCAGTTCCCCAATTTCAAGCTTAAAGTCTTCTGCTATCCTTTTTATTATTTCCGTTGCTGTCACATTTTTAAATATATATGTGTCCTTGTTTTTTAAGTACCTCAGCTGATCATATGCGGTAACTTTAATCTTGCCTGATTTTGTCCTGCTACGCTTAAAAATATAACCTAAAAAAAAGGGGACATCCTTGTATTTCACGGATACCCTGTTCCCTTCAGTAAATTCTATTTCCTCTTTCAGCACTTCAAATTCAAGCACTCCACAAGCTCCTTTTCTCTCCGTTGTCCATTCAAGTGATGTTACAAGCGGAATTAAAACCTGACCATTTTCCAGTGTTACTGTCAGTTCAATGTCTTTTTCAAGCTCAAATTTTCCGACTGACTGTTTTATTGCCGCATTAATCCAGCTTTCCCTGTTCAGGTCTATCAGTTTGATTCCTTTTAAGTCCGGCATAATGCTCATTCTTTAAGCCTCACTTTCTGCCCCGGAATAAAGTCCGTTATTTTGTCAAAAGCATTAAGTTTCATGACCTCTGCCATTTTCTCAAGTCCTCCTGTATGCTGACGGCATATGTTCCACAGAGTTTCCCCTGCCTCGGTTGTAACTATCCTGTCCAGTATCGCTGTTACTGCACGCGGTTTTGTGATAAACCCCGAAATCTTGTCATCCAGTATTGTCAGAGCTGTTGCCCTAGGGTCGCGGTATTCCTTAAGCTTAATTTCAACAGGGATGTCCATGAATTCGTCAGTATCGTCAGAATATGTGAACTCTTCAAGCGTGACTTTCATATTTGTGTTGAAATATCCCTTCCTGTTCGGATATCTACGCGACACGATGAACTGGAACACTTTCCTGTCCCTTTTAAGTCTTTGAAGTTTATCCAAGTAATATCCCGGCTTGTTAAACCCCTGCAGAGTATTCAGGTAGGGATATCTGAATGCAGGGAGGACAATTTTGAATGATATTTCCTTAAGCCCTTCGGACTTCAGCAGATTCACTTCTGACGCATTTATGAGTGATACAGTCTCATTCCTGTTCTTCATGGTATACGTTATCTTATCGGGATTCACTGGAATCAGCATTCTGTCAATATAAATATCATACATGTTAATGCACCCCCTCTGCCACAATGTTCATTTTTTCTTCTATCTTTTCAGTCAGTTTATTTATCACTTTATCAATATCAGTTTCATTTTCTATTGTATTATTATTGTTCATTTCTACTTTTATTTCAGCTGTCGTGAACTGGTTGATATGTTCCTGTTCCGCCAGTTCCCTCAGATATTTCAAATCCTCTTCCGTATCCTCAAGACTGTTGGCCATTTTCCCTGTGTTGTCAGCGGTTTTCCCTGTGTTTTTCCCTACTCCGTTAGGGTCTTTTCCTCCACCGCCTCCGCCACCCGGCATTCCAGTTTCAGCCGGATCAAGTCCTTTCCCTCCTCCGAGGTCGCCAAGTTCACCTTTCAGCATATCTTTTGTATTTTTGTAACCGTTTTTTAAGTCATTTTCCCATTTTTTCTGTTTTGCATTACCCCTTTCTGCACCTTTCCTGTACGCCGCACCTGCATCTTTCTTATCAAGCTTATAGTTTATTTCTGCTATCTGAGGTGCCGAGAAATTAGCCCTTGCAAGTTGCATGGCTCCTCCTGTTGATGTAGGCAGGTTTATTCCAATTGCAGATAACAGAGGGGCCGCACCGCTCATTGTTTTTAAAAGTCCATTGATGAACTTATCCGCTTCACGCATTATCCAGTTAAATGCATCTATGAATATGTTTGCAAAATTCGACAGTCCTTTCGCCGCACTTCTTATAAGCCCATTTATACCTCTTATAATTCCGTTTATAGCGGATATTATCGCATTGACTATGCTTGCCCATATATTCCATAGCATAGCCTTCATCCAGTCAAAAGCCCCTACAACAACTCCTGTGACCGTGGCAGTTTTTGTCATAGTTTTGATAAGATATATCATTCCTACAACCAGACCTATCACAACCGCAATGACTGCTACTATTGCAGCGACAATCCATGTTCCTGGAAAAGCGTATATAGCCGCATTCAGCCCATACTGTGCTATTGTGGCTAATACTGCCGCCATTTGTAACGCTGTGTCAGCTGCAACTTTGAGCCATGCCGCAGTGTTATAAGTCCATATTGCAAGAGTTGCTATCCCTTGAGCCAAGGCATATACCCCCATTGCGACCGCAACTCCTATGACAACTGGGCTGATTAAGTCCCATTTTTCATAAACCCAGCCCGCAAGTTCCAACGCTTTATCAAATACTGTTGTCATTACCCCTGCTACCATTTCAAATGTACTCGCCATGCTTGTTGCCATTGACTTAAATTTTTGGCTGTTTGCTACCTGATTAATCATTCTAAGCAGAGGGTCAAATGTTCTTAGTGCAAAGTTTCCTGCCTTTATCCAAACTTCACCCCAGGTCATAGGTAGTTTAGAAAAGTCCCTGTTGATATCATCAGTCATTCCCAGTACTGCTCTTCTCACTACATCTGCGGTTATTTTTCCTTCGGATGCCAGTTTTTTAAGGTGGTCTTGAGATACACCCATTTCCTTTGCTATTGCCTGAGTGATAAGAGGAGCATTTTCCCTGATACTCCTGAACTCGTCTCCCTGCAGTACTCCTGACGCAAGTGCCTGGTTAAGCTGTGTCATTGCCCCGGCAGTTTCAGATGCGGAAGTACCTGCCACTTTAAATGCTTTTGTTGCGTTACCCATGAACTGTATTATCTCAGCGTTATTTGAAAATCTCTTCCCGGCAAGGATTCCGAGCTTGGCCACATCATTTGTAAAACTGTTCAGTGGAACTCTCGCCTCCTGTGCCATTTGATATGCCGCATTTTTTAAGTTACTTTTCTGGGCAGATGTATCCGTTATCAGATTAAGCCTTGCATCTATTGTCATAACCTCGTCAGATATCCCCGCCAGTTTCTTCGCACCGTTAATCAAAGCATACATTCCGACTGCGGCTTTCAGTTTATTCATCAGTCCATTCATGGCTTTACCTCCGCCATGTATCGAACTGTTCCATTGTTGCTGTTTTGCCGTATTCTGCTGTGTCTGTGCCCCTGCTCCTGCAAGTTCTGTCTGCAGATTCTGAAGCTCTGCGTTAGCTTTAGCTATGTTATCCTTCATTGTTCCAAGGCCTTTGGGGTCTATCTTTTTATTGTCCGCCGCTTCCATAGTGGTTACAAGACTGCTCATGGCACTTGCCATCTTAAGCACGGGAGCAGTCAGCCTGTCCATCATCTGAATCGAAGAGCTTATTGTTCCCATTAGAATCACCTCCTTGCTTTGGACTTCATTTTCTGCATTTCCTTCTTCTCATTTTCAACTTTTAATCTTATGCTTGCTATGATAAATGCTTTTTCTTCTAGTCCGAGCTCTGCAAAATCGCCCGGCATTATCTTAAGCTTGTGGAGGGCGTAATGTGCATACCCTGCCATCGCATCCTCCTCTATTAGTTTTTTGCTTCTTCGATTTTTTCTTCCATGATATCTTTATCGAATCCGCATATTTCCTGTACTTTTTCTGCCAAAGCGTTATACTCACCTGGTAAAAGCATAGCAGATAGGAGTTCCTCTGCAGTCATTACTGCGTAACTGTCCTGTAACTCTTTGTTGTTTAAGTTGGGGTACACTACACATGCAACAAGCAGTTTTTTAAGGTATTCTGTATAATCAAGTTTAGGCATATATACGTTTTTCTTAATCTTAACCTGCGAGGTACATTGATTTCTTAGTTCGTCATCCGTTTCATTTCCTATAGCCCTGATTTCCCATTCTAATGGCTTTCCATCCTCTCCGACAAATCTGTCAGAAATTACCACTTTTTCATTTTCTACCTGTTTTGCATTTCCTTTAAAAAATCCTTTTAAACTATCCATTATTAAATTCAACACCTTTCTAATTAACGTTATCAATATAAAAATAAGCAGACACACTGTTGTATCTGCTAAAAATTTTGCCACTTTCTCAGGATTTGACAGCCAGCTGAAAAATTTTCCAACATTATTGCATTCCTGGTAAATTTTTGAATTTTTCAGGAATTTCGAAGGATTCAAATGTAAAATCGAATTCGTCTTCCAAATATTCCGCATCCGCGTCTATACTTGCGAGAGTTCCTCCGTCTATGTTACATCCTTTTAGTATGACTGTTTGTCTTCCTACCATTGAAGTAGGATCCTCGTTCACAAGCTGCATGTCAAAATAGATATCTTCTCCCGTATTCTGATATTTCAGTAACAGTTCTCTGAACAAGGATGAATTGTAGTGCAGTTTTGCACTTCCCGAACCTTCCCAGCCTGTAGCCTTGTTCCCTTTTCCTGAACGCCCCATGATAGGAACTTTGGTTTTTGTCTTCTCCATTTCCGCTTTCACGGAAATAACCTGCATTAAAAGATATCTGTTACCTTCTATCGTGACAAAACATCTTCCCATGCTTCCTGATACGGCATCCCTACCGTTCATTGTTGTGCTCATTTCTTACCTCCTTAAGTCATTTTAGCTAGGCCACTATGACACTCATATATAGTTTTTCCATCGCTGCAACAGGAGTGACCTTATCTGTTACTAGCACCGATTTCTTGTCTTTCCCTTTTTCAACTGTTACATCCTCAGCAACAAAGTTTTCAATTGCCCTGACTCTCTGCAGTTCCTTGTGGTGGTCAACAATATTATCTTTAAGTGATACCCTTCCATCTTCGTCGTTATCTACTTTTCCGACGAACGACTTATTGAACAGTTTTGCAATATCCACGGCTATCTGATCAAGTACCCTTATTACCTGATTAGATGTAAAGTCGTCATTCTTATCTACTGTGATTGATGTAAAAGTATTTATGTCCGTAAGAACAACTGGCTTGTTATCAGCCTTATGGAATAAGAATTTTCCTGCTTTTATCCCGTTTTCCAGTGCTGTCTGATTTTCCTTAAATTCAAAAATAAAATCTCCGTCGTAAACTTTATTGGAAACAGATTTGTTGACAGGGCATCCCGCTTCGGCCCCTGTAACCCAGTACACCGCAGACGATTCCTTGTCGTCTTTGGAAATAGTCTTATTTTCAACAGAAATAACACCTTCATGGTCTGCATACGCCCCTCTGTAGACTACAGTCTGAAACTTAGCTCCAACTTCATCACGCATTCTTTTTGTGAACTGTATGTAAAGTTTTTTAATAGTTTCGTCAGTTGCAAGACATCCCAGTGTGTTAAAATAATAAGTTTCAATTTTATCTAAGAACTTCTGATATTCCGTTCCTGTCACTGCACTTCCATTTGTTCCGTTTTCAAGCGGTTTTGCAACTGTCGGCGTTAATGTTGCACCTGTTTTAAAGTCTACAAAATCATTATTTACTAAATCCTTTGCTGTTTTTACTGTCTGAACATCCACTTTTTTATTGTCAAGCAAAGTAGTCACGTCAAACATCGTAGGAGCGTCAACGTTAGCCGCCACTGTTATTTTAATGCTGTTCCCTCTTTCACCTGCATATTTTGCAGTAGCTAGGTCATTACTTGCCTTTGCCCCTTCATTCAGCTTATAACAGTAGACTGTCTTCGCATTAGAAAATAAATCCCTAAGTCCTTTCATTTTTTCATGATCATAGCTATATCCGAATATTTTCAGGCTGTTTTTCTGAAAATCTGAGTTTTCAACGGTAAACACTTCCCCGTCAACTCCCCAGTCAAGTTCCATTGCCATTGCTGCATAACCTCTATCAGCAAGTGATACGATAGCTCTTGCTAGGCTGACAAAGTTTATATAAGTACCCGGCAAAACTTTATTCTGAAATAACCATGTACCTCCTCCGTATGCCATCTATTCCACCTCTCTCTTTAAAAATTCTTTTATTAAGTTATCCACTTCGTCAAAAGTGTATTCCTTGTCTTCTTCAAGCATTACTCCGAGAATATCCTTCTGCATTTCATATTTTTTAGAATTGTAAAGTTGTTCTTTTGTAAAGCTTGAATTTGTTTCGTTTTTCTTAGCCATTCTTTATGCCTCCTTCTATCGAAAGACTTTCCATCTTATCATTTTCCTTTTTCTCACGAATAAAATAACTGAACTGAATAAAGCTGTGCATATTCCCATCCTGTATCTCAGTTTTTCTCTCAGTGCCTCTCAAGATATCTCCATTTTCCAGCGTTATAAGATTAGTAATACTGTTAAGTTTTTCAATCACATCATATATTTCCCTTGAATTCTTTTTATTTTCATCAGCTATATAATCAATCCCGAACACTGTCACTGCTTTATACCTTGAATCAACAATCTGAGTTTTATCAGTACTTATGACATGCACAAAAAAACAGGGTTCTTCGAAATTCTGAGGAACCTGGTTGATGTAAACCTTTATCCCGAATGTTTCCTTCAGTTTTACAGTCAGTGCATTCATTATGTCGTTTATCATCCTCCAAGCACCTCCTTTATCCACACTTCAAGTTTCTTTTCAATTATTTTCGGTAATTCCTTTTCCAGTTCCAGTTCTGCCTTTGTGAGAAAAAACTGTCCTGTAACCCATGATTTTTTCAATGATTTTCCTATTGCTGGGACATACCTTCCCGGAGTCTGCCTGTGTCCAAACTCTACATAAGACGCATACTCAACACTATTTGTTATTGTTACCGTGTATCCTCCGCCTGTATTAACCGCTTTTGCTCCTATACTTGCGTCCCAGCCACGTCTCAATGTTCCTCCTGTGTGCGAGTATTCTTTGGTTACAGTTTCACCGTTTTTCTTATATGATACTTTCTTAATCCCGTCTTTCACAGGAGTTCCGTCCTTATTCAGTTTAACCTGTCCTTTCCTTTTTCCAGTTTTATATTTCACTTCTTCCCCAAAAACAGGCTTATAGACAGGCGTTCTCTTAATTGCTTTGGCAAGTAACCTTGCACCCAGTTCGTTGGTTATGTTCTCAAGTAGTAGTGCTGTATTTGCCTGACTTAATGTTTCAGCAGCTTTTCTTATTTCCGAAAAATCCACTTTAACTTTACTTGTTCCCATTTAAGCACTTCCTTTGTATGCTTCAAGCACTATTTCCTGGTGGTTCGTATAAACCGCCGATATTCCCGAGTGCTTATATTTCCTTGTTATTCCGTTCTGAGTAACTTCAATTACGCTACCCGGAGGAACATAAACATCAGGAGCAATGAACAGTTTCACGACCTGAGAACTCACAGCAAAAGATTCCGTCTGATTAGTCTGACTGATATTCTTAAAACTTAACCGGCAAGGCAGATTTTCAAATAACATCACTTCTGTGTGAATTGTCGCTCCATATTTGTCTTCAGTATCTTTAAAACCAAATATATTACAAACTCCAGTCCATAGTGACTGTATAGCTTTTTTTGCCTTTTCTAGTTCCTTTACCATACTATCCTCCTGTATCTCAAGAGTTCGTCTTCCCCTCTTGTCATCAGATATGTCGTAAAAACCTCAAATTTGTCTCCCACGCTCTTCGTATCTTCAAAGACTACCTTAGTATCACCTTCGCTTATTTCTTTCGCTACACGGTCAAAATCTAAGCCTTTCAGCTCAAGCTGGTTAAGTGATTTCTTAAAATATAAAAACTCACCTGTACTTCTGTCAACCCAAATATACTTAAGCCCTTCTGGAACTTTATTCTGATTAGTCTTATTTTTAATATAAGACTTAACCTTTTCGATACTCTGTTCCAATAAAAATAAGTCGGTATCTACGACTTCATAGCCTACCGACTTTAATGTTTTTATCACATCATCTTTGATATTTTCTACATACTCCATACCCAGCACCTACTTCTTCGGTTTTTTAGCCTTTTCTTCCGAGTCTTCCTCCACTTCATAACCACGATCCCTGAACCATTCAATTAAGTTTTCGTTGTCGGTATTCCCAACTCCGTTAACAAAATATACCCCGGCACTCGTCCCTGTGTATTCCTGATTTGGTGATTTTATTACAGCCATTCAAAGCACCTCCTATTTTACTTTAATTTTTCTGAATATTCCCGCCGCTTTGGTAGCTTTCAAAGCAACCGCCGCAACCATTTCAACTTCTCCAGTCTTAACTGCTCCCGCTGTCTTATAATCAGGCAACCATGATTTGATTAATCCGTTTCCTGTTGGGGCAACCCCGTGGAATCCGTCCATTCCGAATCTTACAGCATACAGTGATGTTTCCCCTGTCCCTGTTTTTGTTTCAGAAACTGGGTCATTTGTTCCAGGTTTAGCACCAAGATTGATTAACGGGATTCCCGCATACATTTCAACCTGTTGATCAAAGTCATTCATAGAAGTTGTATACATCGAAGTTCTTCTTGCACATGCCCTTATTCTAGCGATAAGCTGTAAGTTCCCTGCTATCATGGAAGGTGTTCCGTCAAGTCCCATTAAGAACTCATCCAGCATGTCAAGGAAAGCTTTGTAGTTAGTATCTATTGCGGCCGAAGTAGATAAATCTATTGCGGCTCCCGGAATAAATTCTGTTGAAC